AATTAGGAATTATTTACTAAATATTTAAATTTATGGATTCTATACCCTGACCTTTTCCTAGATGCTATTCAAGATTCTGCGGATGCAGTTAATTTCCATTTAAAACCATTTTAGCGAATTGCTTTGCGCGCAAGTATGCGGTATCGTTACCATTTCTGGACTGCTACTCGTGCAACTTCAAAATCATTTACAGCCTATCTTAGTGCAATTGTGCGCGCGGTCTTACTACCTGGCTCTACAATTATGATTGTTTCTGATACAAAAGGAACAGTTATTAAAATTGCTGAAGCTAAGTTTGAAGAAATTTTTAGACACTGGCCCTTATTGCGCAATGAATTAAAAACACGCACGGATGATGGGAAGACCGGTATTAAATCAAGTTCTAACTACTATGAGATTTATTTAAAGAATGAAAGTATGATTAGTGTTATTTCTAAAGATACAAGTCGTGGTCTTCGTGCTACTGGAGCTGTACTTGAAGAATGTGCTTTAATTGATGAAGTACCATTTAACGAAGTTATTTGGCCCCAAATGAATATTGCTAGAAAAGAAGTTGATGGAACCACTAATCCTGATGAACCTGCGGCTGCTCAAATTTTCATTACTACCGCGGCTGAACGTACTGTTTTTATGTACTCTAAATTAATCGAGATTACAGTTAATGCGGTTTTGCGGCCAAAAGAATACTTTTCCTGGGGGCTATCTTATGAAGTACCGCTACATTATGGACTTATCAACAAGGCTACCCTTATGGATTAGCGGTATTCTAACACTGTAAGTGAAGATTCATTTGCGCGTGAATCTTTGTCTATTTGGTCTGGTAATAGCAAAGAAGCATGGCTCGATTCTAAGCGATTAGTAAAAAGAAGAACTTTATTAAAATGTGAGCGTAAAGCGCAAGAAAATCCTACTAATCCAGATACTTTTTATTTGATTGGAGTTGACGTTGCACGTTATTCCGCAAATACTGCTGTCATGGTAATTAAAGTTTTACCTAGTGCAAGTGGCTTTAAGAAAAATGTAGTTTACACAGAAGTTATCCATGGCGCGAACTTTATTACTGAATAGGCTCCACGTTTAAAAAAATTAATTTAGTTATATAATCCAAGAGAAATCGTCATTGACGGTAATGGACCCGGTATTGGACTTTTAGACGCAATGGTAATTCCATCTTTTGATGCGACAACCGGAGAACAATTTCCGCCATATTATGCCTTCAATAACGATCATCATTTGCCGCCAGAGAAAAAAGAAGAAGGAAAAGAACCATGGCCTGAATATAATGGAATTATTTATGATATAAAAGCTGGTTCTTCTAATGATGATATTATTCATTCTAATTTCTTTTCACAAGTTAATAATGGTTCTGTATCGTTTTTAGCTCATGAAAGAATTGTTAAAGATAAATTAATGAATACTCGCCGTGGAAAGAAGATGACGCCATTTGATCGGCGCGTCTATCTAATGCCATATGAAATGACTTCTCGGCTAATTGATGAATTAAATAACTTAAAATTAAAACCTACGGGGGTACAAAATCAGTTTAAAGTAGATCGCATTTCTCACTCAATAGAGAAGGACCGTTTTTCTGCGCTTGAATATGGACTTTTCCGTGTAAAATATTATGAAGATATAGCCATGCGAAAGGCAAAAAAGAAAAAAATTGGACAGTATGCATTTTATAGTTCTGGAAAAGGGAGGTGAGAACAATGGACGAAAATAAACCAATAGAAGAGAAAAAAATTAGATATAATTTTAATGATTTTAAATTTAAGGTTGTTCGTCGTCTACCTTTGAATGATCGCGCTTATACGCGTTGGGGATATAGAAATTCTGAACCAGTAGCAAATGATTTTGAATTAGAAGAAATTTTAGAAATTATTCGTTCTGGCGATATTGATTCTATTAGAGAATTATCACGTTATTTTTATAGAACTAACAGCGTTTATCGCAATAATATTGATTTTCTCGCACACTTACCATTATATGATACTGTAATAATTCCTGTATATCAAGAAGGTAAAGGCTCTAAAGCACAAATTATAAAAGCATTTTATAATGCCTGTAAATTTGTAGATAATTTAGACGTTCCCAATACTTTTTCGCGTATTACTACCGAATGGTTAAAAAATGGAGTATATTATGGTATTATGCGGAGTGACGGTATGAAAGTAACTGTACAAGATTTACCCATAAAATATTGTCGCTCTCGCTTTAAGGATTTCAATAATTTAAATATTTTAGAATTTAATTTACATTATTTTGATTATATTTCCGACCCATTATTATAGGAAGAAGCTGTTTCTACTTTTCCTGAATCAATATAGAAAGCTTGGCGCCAG